AGGCAGGAATGATTTTAAACCACTCTTTATACCTTATACTGATATTCCAGGAAGAACAAAAACTTGGGCAGAAAAACAAAGAGCATTACTTGGTGAATTAAAATTTAATCAAGAAGTATTATGTGAGTTCTTAGGATCTAGTGCTACTCTTATAAGTGCTACTGCTATCGGCGAAATGAAACCGAAACCATTTATATTACAGAGAGATGGTTTAGATATACAAGAAGAGCCGATCCCTGGACATTCATATACTTTGATAGCAGATACTGCTAAAGGTGTGGGTGGAGATTTTAGTGCTTTCGTAGTGATAGATACTACCGAAACACCATATAAGGTTGTAGCAAAATATAGGAATAATTCTATTAGTCCTTTACTGTATCCAAATATAATACATAAAGTTGGTACAGAATATTATAATGCTCAAGTATTAGTAGAAATAAATTCTAGTGAGCAAGTACCTTATATATTACACAACGAATTAGAGTACGAGAATATGATTATGGTTTCTCGTACAAATATGGGTCAAAAAATTACTGGTGGTTTCGGCTCAGGTAAATCACAATATGGTGTACAGACCGATAGAAAAATAAAAAGAATTGGTTGCCAAAACTTTAAAACATTAATAGAGCAAGGCAAACTTCAATTATGGGATGGAGATATTATTGGCGAAATTAGTACCTTTATAGAAAATAAAGGAACATATGCTGCCGATGAAGGATACCATGATGACTTGGTTATGTGCCTAGTGTTGTTTGGTTGGCTTACCTCTGACCAGTATTTTACTGAATATAATGATGTAAATTTACGAGAAGAGATGTATAAAAACCAAATGAAACAAATCGAAGAGGAACTTACACCCTTTGGTTTTATTAATGATGGGCAGAAATACGACGATGATGAAGAACTTTTAAACTTCTAAATATCGTAAAAAACTAAATAAAAGCATGAGAGTTAAATAAGCTCTCACTGAATTAATAATTCATTTAATAAGGAGAAACAAATGGCTTTTCAACTCAGTCCTGGAGTAGTTGTCAAAGAACAAGATTTCACTTCAATTGTACCTAATGTGGCGACATCGTCTGGTGCTTTTGCTGGGAATTTTCAATGGGGTCCAATCGAAGACCCTGTTCAAATTGTTTCGGAAAATAACTTAGTAGAGAGATTCGGTCCACCGACTGACGCAACCTTTGACAGTTTTTTCACGGCAGCAAACTTCCTATCATATTCAAATAATCTTTTAACAGTACGAGCTGATACAACTGCTGCGAGAAACGCAGTTGCTACTGGTACTGCTGTTAAGGTTAAAAACTTAAATGACTACACTTCTAACTATGTTGGTGGGTCAAATAATGTCGGTACTGTTGCTGCTAAGTGGGCAGGAACTAGAGGAAACTCTCTTAAAGTAGAAATCGCTGACTCGGCAACTTATGCTAGTTGGGCGAATAAAGGAAATTTCGACAGAATCCCTGGAACTTCAGCATCTGTTGCTGCAGCTGGTGGTTCTGATGACGAACTTCATGTATTAGTAATTGACGAAGATGGTTTATTTACTGGTACAGCTGGAGCAATTTTAGAAACATTTGCTCATGTATCTGCTGCAAGCGATGCTAAAAGGTTCGACGGATCTAATAATTTTTACAAAGATGTAATTAACTCACAGTCAAGATTTGTCTGGTGGATGGATCATCCAACTGTCACAGGTACTGCATGGGGTGCTGCTTCAAGTGGTACTACTTATGGTGACCTTGGTGCAGTTTACTCAGTAAGTCTTAGTGGTGGTGTAGATACTGCCCCAACTGCTGGTAATGTTCAAACTGCTCTTAGCATTTTTGCTAATGACGAGTTGTATGACATTTCATTAGTTATGGTTGGTAAAGCAGATGCTGCTACTGCTACTTTTGCAATTAACAATATTGCTGAAGTAAGAAAAGACTGTATGGTATTCTGTTCTGCTGAAGATTCTTCAGGGAACACTATCCTAGCAACTGATGCTGACCCTGTGGGCGATATTACTACTTACAGAAACTCATTACCAAGTTCATCTTATGGTGTACTTGATACTGGTTCTAAATACCAGTATGACAGATATAATGATAAATACAGATATGTACCACTAAATGGTGACATAGCAGGTCTCGCTGCCAGAACTGACTATGACCAAGACGCATGGTTCTCACCTGCTGGTGCTACTAGAGGTCAAGTTAAGAATGTTGTTAAACTAGCATTCTCGCCAAACAAAACTCAAAGGGATACTTTATATCAAAGTAATGTAAACCCTGTTGTGACATTCCCAGGAAATGGCACACAACTATTTGGTGACAAAACTTTACTAGGATCTGAATCTGCATTTAACAGAATAAATGTTCGTAGATTGTTTATCGTATTAGAAAAAGCGATTGCGATTGCTGCTAAAGCACAACTCTTTGAATTCAACGATGAGTTTACTAGAAACGACTTTAAAAACGCAGTCAATCCTTTCTTAAGAGATGTACAAGGAAGACGAGGAATTACTGACTTTACAGTGGTCTGTGACGGAACTAATAATACAGGCGATGTAATAGATAGAAATGAATTCCGTGCAGATATCTTCATTAAACCAAACAGAGCAATTAATTTCATTACTCTTACATTTGTAGCAAGTAAATCAAGTGTGGACTTTAGTGAGATTGGTGGCTAAATAGAATAAAAGGAGAAAAAACAAATGGCTAATATTGCTGATTTTAAAGCTAACATGACTGGTGGCGGAGCTCGTCCTAATCAGTTTCGTGTAGATTTGGCTTTCCCTTCTTATGTCACTGGTGGAAGAGTTGCTGCTGTACAAGGACAGTTTCTTTGCAAAGCTGCACAATTACCAGCTAGTACATTAGAAAACTTGCCGATCCAATATAGAGGTCGTGCTGTAAACTTTGCTGCTGAGCGTACTTTCGCTCCTTGGACAGTCACAGTTTATAACGACACTGACTTCGGTATTAGAAACGCAATCGAAAGATGGCAAAATGGTATTCAGGAATATGCGACTACAGAAGGTCGTACTAATCCGAATGATTACCAAGCTGACTTACTTGTGACGCAACTAGATAGAAATGGTGCTGGAGTAAAACAATATAAATTTGTTGATGCTTACCCACTCTCTATCGGTATCGTTCAGTTGGACTACGACACTACAAATGCTATTGAAACATTTGATGTTGAATTCCAATACAACTTCTTTACAAGTAATACAAGCGAAAGTGGTGGATTAGGAGTTAATATATCAATCGATACTCCGATTGGTTCATTCCCAATCAACATTTAATTATTAATAAAGGTGAATAAATTATGGCTGAATTTTTCGGTTTCGAGATTACACGAAAGAGGAATAGAGAACCACTAAGTCCTGTCGCTCCATCAAAAGATGATGGCTCGACAGTCCTTACAGATGTAAGTGCTTATTATGGGGTCACCCTCGATTTAGATAACTCGATAAAAAGTGAGAATGCTTTAATCAAAAGATATCGTGAAGTTGCTCAATACCCAGATTGTGATGGTGCGATAGAAGATATAACTAATGAAGCAATCACAATTGAAACTGATGCACCCAGTGTCAGTTTAAGTCTTGACGACTTACCTGTATCCGATAATATTAAAGATAAAATGCATGAAGAGTTCGAGGAGATCTACGATCTACTTGAGTTCGACCATAAGGGACATGATATTTTTAAGACTTGGTATATAGACGGAAGATTATACTACCATTTAATTGTAGATCCTAAAAATCCAAAGTTGGGTATTCAGGAACTAAGGTATGTAGATCCACAAAAAATTCGTAAGATTAAAAATATTAAGAAAAAGAAAAATCAACAAGGGATCGAGGTAGTAGAAAGTCAAGAAGAATACTTTATATACAACGATAAAGGTATTACTGACTCAAACACTAAAGGAATTAAACTGAGTAAGGACTCAGTTGTATTTTGTCCATCTGGTAATGTTGACCAAAATACTGGTATAGTGTTGGGTCATTTACAAAAAGCTGTTAAACCAGTAAACCAGTTGAAGATGATTGAGGACGCTGTAGTCATTTATAGACTAAGTCGTGCTCCTGAAAGAAGAATATTTTATGTTGATGTAGGAAACCTGCCTAAGATAAAAGCAGAACAATATGTCAACGACATCATGAATAAGTATCGAAACAAAGTAGTTTACGATGCGAACACAGGTGAAGTAAGAGATGATAGAAAACACCTAAGCATGATGGAAGATTTTTGGATGCCTAGAAGAGAGGGTGGTCGTGGTACAGAAATTACTACACTTCCTGGAGGGCAAAACCTTGGAGATATAGCAGACATACAATATTTCCAAAGGAAACTTTACCAGTCACTTAATGTGCCTATGTCAAGATTACAAGGTGAGACTGGATTTACTTTAGGTCGTGCTTCTGAAATTACTAGAGACGAATTAAAGTTTAACAAATTTGTTCAGAGAGTTCAAAGAAAATTTAGTCAGGTACTGATTGATATTCTTAGAGTTCAGTTAATTGCTAAGGGAGTAATGACTGAAGAAGATTTTGAAGAAAGCAGACATCATATAAGAATCGATTTTCTACAAGATAATCACTTTACTGAATTAAAGAACAACGAGTTGCTACAACAACGAGTTGGTATGCTAGGGCAGGTTGAACCATACCTTGGCAAATTCTACTCATTAGAGTGGGCAAGAAGAAATATTTTAATGCAATCTGAGGAAGAGATGAAAGATATCGACGACCAGATTGAAGCAGAAAAAGCTGAACAGGAACAGGATACTGACCAAGGTGGAGAAATCCCTGATATGGATAGTATGCAGTCTGAACCAGCTGATGATAATGAAGGAGAAGAAGATGGGAACTAAAGAATTAATAGATGCTATTCAGTCAGGTGATGCTGAAGGAATAGAAAGTACTTTCCAAGGTGTAATGTCTGCGAAGGTTGGAGATAAATTAGATACGATGAAGAAAGAAATGGCTTCAACTATGTTTAAAACTCCAGAAGAACAGGATGAGATTGCTGGTGAACCAGAACAACCTGAGGAAGTACCAGCTGAACCAGTAGAGGAACCAGCTGAGAATGTCGAAGAAGTTTAAAGATATCTATACTCATAAGATTACTTCGACTGAGGAAAGAGAACAACAGCTAGTAGATAGTATTGATGTTCTTCTACCTGAAGAAAGAGTTGCTGAATATATAGCGAAACACTCAGATGATACTATTACTGATGAGTTGGTTGAGTCATATATTC